TGCTGATGATCCGTATCAGGTTGGTCGCGCATCCGATGTGGATGCCGCGATCACTGTCATTATCGACGCCCCTAAACAGGGCTTCGTGGCAGCTGATCTGGTGAAGCTTATCACAGGTTTCTCAACCTGGGCTACAGCTTCAACGAACGCCAACGCGCTTAAGCTCGTTGGCGGCGAGGCTTAGTACAGATGGTTTCCGACGTTTTACTAGTCGTGACCTTCTATACGTTCCTCGCCTTGACTGTTGCCGTGTCGTCCGCTGTGGTTTTCTACCACGTTGGACTCCATCGTGCAATACCTCGTAAAGAGAGCAAACACCGTCACGAATAAAACGTGATAGTCAATTACTCTCTTTACAGTGAGACGGAGATTCACATGACCTGGAATGTACTAGCCCCTTTAAATAAGGAGTAGACATGAAAAGTCTGGTAAATCTCTTGCGAGTTATCCTCGAAGAAATCGGGGATAGATGTTGCGTAAGCACCACTCGTGATCTAAAAACGATCACGAGTCGTATCGAACATGAGGGGTTATCATTTATTATGATAACCCTGTCTAACTACGGTTCGGACCTCCAAAAAGGCCTTGACCGTGGTTATGTCGCTCACGACTTGTTCCAAGGTTTTACTTGGACAAGAGGTCTCCCGAGTCTTTTCTCAGGTTTCCTTGAGCTTGTGTTCGATCGTGAAACAGGGCAGTTACTCCCTGTACCAGATGTGGATGCAATAATTGGTCTACGTCAGTTAACCCTGATGTGGGCTAAGATCCGTATGGAAACGACTAAAAGTCGTGACCTTGCGGCCATATCAAAATACAAGGAGTGTGAGCAGGATGTCAGAACATTTGACCGAAATTTTCAAGCAGACACGACTCTCCAGTCGCGATTTGCTCGAATTTCTGGGTTATTGTGGAACGATATTTTCTACGCAGTTGATCGAAAGATCAGATGTGAAGAAATCATACCGCGCCACGGGCCAGGCACTACTGCTGACAAGCTTATTGGTAACAATAAGTATAATCAGACAGAGTGGACTGAAAGACTCGAGGCTATTTTCCCTAGTGGAAGATATGCTCGAGCTAACTTTCGAGATTATCTCGAAAGGCCAGTTGACATCCTCGAACCCGGAAGAGAGAGACCTGTAGAGGTCATCCTCGTTCCTAAGACGGCGAAAACACCGCGCATTATTGCGCGTGAGCCCACCTGTATGCAATATATGCAACAGGCACTCATGCGTGAAATCGTGGAGGGAATCGAATCACATTATGTGACTCGACATCTCGTAGGATTCACGGACCAGACTCCTAACCAGAGGATGGCTATGGAAGGTTCCCAGAAAGGAAACCTTGCGACACTAGATCTTAGTGAAGCGTCCGATCGTGTTTCGAACCAGCATGTACGACTAATGCTGCGCAACTTCCCCAACCTTGCAGAAGGGGTCGATGCGTGCAGAAGCCGGAAGGCTGTCCTGCCTGACAAGACCATAATGCGTCTTGCCAAGTTCGCGTCTATGGGTTCAGCGCTCTGTTTTCCTTTTGAGGCAATGGTATTCTGTACCGTTGCTTTCATGGGGATTGAAGATGCGCTTAACCGCCCGCTACGCCCGAGTG